AATTCAGTGTGCCGGCCCATTCCCAGGCATGGCCAAACAGGCGAATGTTGGACGGACGGCGGAACTCAATCGGCCAGTTGTTCCAGCTGGTCGCAGCTCCAGCCGGTGAGCCGATTCCATCGAGAGCGGCACCTGGATTGCGTTCACGTCCAGTAGCAACTCTTGGCAGCAAAATCGTATGCGCATTGGCGGCGCTGAAGCCAAGGCTTGTCAGGAACGAATGCAGGCCAAGGTAGTCAGTGGCTGAACGATATTGAGCCTGAATCAGCGGATCACTGCTCCAGGCCGTTGCAAGGTTGTAGCCGCAACTGGTGGTGGCATCATTGCCATCCGTGTCATTGTCGAAGATGACGCTTGGCTGACTATTTTTCCAGTAATCTTCCGGGTTGTAGCCAGCCTCCATGTGGACATAGGCTTGCTCCCACTTCTCGGGTGAGAAGGAGGAATCGGTGTTTTCGACCTTGCAGCTCCACTTCTTGCCTTGATAGGAGACGCAATCGCCGGCCCTGTAGAGCTGATTGCTTGCCCAGCTGCGAGCTGGATTGCTACGGCGAAGTTCAACAGAAGCCGATCTGATCACGCCGTTCTGCTCTGGCGCAACCGAGCTTGCGACAGCGACTGTCAGTGTTGCGCTATCAGGAATCGAACCGACAATGCCATTGCTTCCGGGGCTGGTCTGAAGAATGTAATCCCGCGTCGGAGTGCGAGACATGACATTCGTGTTGTTGGCGCGGATCGAGTAGCGACGCTCATCGACCGAGCGGGTATCTTGCAGGCGGCGAATATAGATTCTTGCGCCGGCAAGATCAGGCCAGTTTTGGCCAGTGGGAAGGCTCTGCGAATTCAGGATCGCATCGCCAGGGTTGATACCATTTTCGTCTTCAAAAACTGCGGTGACGTTAATAACATCAGGTGTTGCCGGATTCCATGCACTGCTTGTCAGCCTTGCCCTGTAGTCAAGGCCCCTTGCGTTTTCGATCCAGATGTAGGAATTCGTCTTGAACGAGTATCCGTCCCTGGCGAGTGTCGATGGTGTCCCCGGCTTGGTGATACTATCAGACAATGGGACGGTGAGCTTGATTGCCGTTGCGGCATTGGAAACTGTTGCATCAACGATGCCAAGGTAAACCTTGCGGACATTGTTGCGCTTTTCCGTAAGATCAGTGGCAACGCGAAGTGAGCCAACGTTCCAGTTCGAGTCACTGACAAAAGCAACGCTCTTGTAACCTTCGGCAAGTGCAGCGCAACCACCAAAGTTGCTGTTGCTGTTTGTAACAGTAATTTCACCACCGGATTGAACCCAGTGGTGGATGCCCTGGCCGATCGCGAAAACGGAAACCTCTTGGATGATCGCATCGTTGACGCAACGAATGTGGAAGCTGCGGCGATCTGGGTGCATCCGAACGTCGTCAGGATCGGAGCTGATGAAATCGTTGTAGTTGTCGAAGTACGGACCCCACTGATTGGTTTCGGTAGGGTCATACTTTTGCCAGCAGCTCAGGTCACGCTGCAGGCTGACACCTGTAAACTGAGCCGTCACCATGCTCTTGAAGCCAGACGGCTTAGCGCCATCAGCAAAGATGCCGCAGATGCCGTAGTTACTGCGGACAGAGCAGTTGAAAATATACGGTGAGGCGGAGAGAGTTGTATCGGTATTGATCGTCTGGGCGCCGGATGCAGGCCTCGGACCGGTGATTTCGTACTCGGCGTTACGGGCTACCGCAAGAGAGTTGTCAAGGTTGCCGGTATTCCCCGCTCCACCAAAAGCTTGTACGATCTTGCCGTAGAACTCATCAAGCTCTGCCTTGCTCGCAAACTGGAAGCAGTCGAGCAGGTGATGCGAGGTATTGTTCCCGACCTGATCCATGAAGGTCATGCCGAAGTAGTACCCGGCACCCGTCACCTTGAAGATTGCGCGGCGGTTGGTCGCACCCGGAAGCTCATCAGCCGCTGCTGGCACCGAGCTGGGCCGGATGATCGTCTTGCGCAGGTCGATGTTCAGGATGCTCGCGCCACGGATCCCCAGGACGCCCCCAGTGGTCGATGGGTTGAAGGCCTCCAGCTCGGCATCGGTCGGCTCCTTCCCGTCCTGCCACTCGCTCACGGAGCTGGTCCCGTTGCCGTTCAGGGCCAGGGAGACGCCAGGCGACAGCATGATGCTGACGAGATCCGTATTTGCAAGCGGATTTTCGTAGTAGGATTTGGCGGTGATGATGCCTACTTCAATCAGCGCTCTGTTGATTGTCTTGAACGGACGGGCAGGAGAATATCCACACTCCAGGCGTTGCAGCTCAATACGCTCAACCGCAGAGCCGGCTGTTGAGTAGCTACCGCTTACGAACTTATCACTGCCGATGTACGGGTTTACATACAATACATACGGAGCTGATAGTGGATCATTGATGAGCGCCCCAGGCCCGATCTCAGCACCGCCACCAAGCTGACGAACCGCATCGGTGATCGCTGCAACCTGAGCCCGAACGGTACTTTGCGAGCTGCCGATGTTGTCGAACGAGCCGGTTTGGCCACTACGGACAATCTTGGTCACAACACGCGGGCGTCAATACGCTCAGTTTAGATGCGCTGTGATTGACGGGTTTGACAGGTTAGGCGAAGGGGCCAAGCATTGGCTTGATACCCATGCCATCCTTATCCTTGACAACGACAAACTGAGATGAATATCTAACAGCATCATCAACTGATGCGCTGATTTCGCCAGGGCCGAGCAGGATGTCGCATTCAATCCAGACGGCATCTTCCTTTTCGCAGCCAACCGATCGCTGATCTTGCACGCGCAGCCGAACTCTTGCTTTTGAGCCTGTTTCACTCATCAGCATCAACCGGATGAAACCCCTTGCATCAAAGGATGCGGAATCTGGGTTGCTGACAGGGATGAAGCCATTGAAGCTGCCGGAGCCCCTGACCACATCTTTCACGCTGTCGCCAAAGTCCTCGCCAATGGCAGTGGTGTCAAGAACGGTCGGGTCGGTCTGCAGTGTCCACTCCCGGCAGCCCACCAGGATCGACCAGCCCCGCTGCTCGGGATCCTCCGCGATCGACAGCATGTCCTCCGGCAGGTCCACGAAGGCCGAGGCCCCCTGCTCGCGCTCCGGTGCCTCGTCGTAAAGGAACTGGCCCAGTGCTTCAAACGCGATCTGGTAGTCAGCGGAAGCGCTATACGGAGCAATGAGTAGATTCCTGTATTCAACATTGGAGAATGTGATCAGCTCCTCTGGATTCCTGTTGATTGCGCCGCCTTCTGATTCGTAGAAGGTGATGCGATCAAGTTGATCGCGATTGACGTAGGCGGAAAGAACTTGATCGAAGCCGGTCGTCAGCTCACTTTCCCAGAAGCCAGACGAAACTTCGTAGACATTGAAATTGGTGGCGGGATTCTGAACGGTGCCCGCAACATTGAAGTTGACGGCAGGGCTGCTAGGTGTACCAGGGCTGTAGATCAGTGGATCGCCACCTGTCTGCTTCCAGAAGAAGGTATTGCCAGTGCTGCGATGGGCTGTATTCGGTCCTTGCGCAAGGTTGCTGCCACCCCAGAATCTATGACCCTCTGGTGCTGGTGCGTACACGGCTCCGTCAGCCTTTAACGGCAGGCCAACGTATGAATAGATCAGGACATGCTGGCCGGTCCAGAAAGCCTTGTTCTGACAGAAAATTGCATTTGTTCCAGCCCTGCTGGACTGCGGGAAAACGGTCGGCTCAGGCCACTCTCGGCTGAGCTGCACAGTGCCGCCATAGCCAAGAATGACAGACATCAGAAGGAACCGCTAATTTGACCGCTGAACTGGATCGAAATGTTGATCCTGAGTAGATCACCAACAGATACAGACGAGCCGCGTGAGGTGACAATTGCCGTACCTTCACGGGAGCCATTACCGGTATTCTTGATCCACTCGATTTTCAGCGTTCCGTCCGTTGTATTATTGAGGTCAATCGCGTTGATCAACGAGTTGGCGACGGAATCATTCGGATCATAGAAGAGGGAGCCAGAGAAGGTGTTGTTTCTCAGCTTGCTGCTGACGTATGTTCGATCGTTGGCGCCAAGCGATGTAGTTTCAAGTGCAGGCTTCTCGGTCGGCTGCTCGGCCGATGTAAAGCTGCCAACGTGCTGACCATTCCAGTAAACGTAGGCGTCAGCGCCGGTTGCAATGCCCATCGGACCAAGAAGCTTTGCCTCATTGTAGTGAGGCCTTGCTTTCGCTGTCCGCTGCCAAGGCTTTAGTTGTAGCCGCGTGGGTAGACCTGGCCGATTGTCGGTGGCGCGGGTTCGCCGCCACCCGAACCGCTACTACCAAATCCAATGGCCACACTTGGCGATGTTGCCGCAAAGTAAGCTGTCTGCCCCTGGCGAGTAGGATTGCCGGTGCTGCCAAGACTGACAATGTTGATACCGAAGACGGCAATGCTTGTCTGGCTGGCTGGAACTTGATTGATAATTGCCATCAGACTGTCCTGGCGACAAGAAGAGGACTCGCACCTGTTACAGCTGTTCCGTTGGCAGAGAAATCGAGAATCTCCCATTCCTCCGACCCACTTGTGACAACAAGCGTGTCACCCGTGAGGAATACATTTGTGGCATAGTGAAAGGATATTCCAATATCAGATGGCAGAGGTGTTTGAAAGTAGCTGGATATAGGAAGACTATGGAAAATAGGAGCCGTATTCGATGTGTAGGCTGGATTCGCAGCGGTTACTCCAATCGGTAGATGAATAAATGGACGGCCATAAGTATAATTACCAAGGTTGTTTGACCCAATTCCTATTGCGGCATATCCGATTGATCTTTCGTCCAGGCTAATGTAGTAGCTGCTGTTGGTTACACCATTCAGCGCACAGCCTTTCGTGATCTCTCTTCTTAGAAGTGGACCGCTTCCGAATGACATCAGACCCATGACTCCATTTGTCTGTGGGATTGGAACATGGAACCCACTGATAAACCCCTTATTCAAGTCAATCCATACCTGGACTGGGTTTGACCCCTTGAAGATTGTAAATACTTTTCTTAGTGTGCCCTGCCTCAAGACAAACCAGCTCTGATTTGTGTCAACCCCGGACGTATAGCGAACGAGGGATATAGCAGTTGAGCTGGAGATAGGCTGAACTCCAAAATTTAGATGGGACGCAGGTGTTGTGGCAAAGTAATCAAGATACTGCGTCCCTGTTGGTACGTGCGCAACCGGGTCCCATCCGGTTGTAACATGCATAAGCGCACCATCAGTCTTAAACGCAAACCAATAATAGGTAGTGCCGTATGTCTTGGTGGCATCGTACTGAATCCTGAGGATCCTATTTTCATAGGTGCTTCCCAAGAATGAATCGTACCAGTCTGCCATTAGACCAGCATCAATAAAAGCGCTTCTGAACATATCTGCAAGCTGAACCGCAGTCCAGGTAGCATTAGCCGTATAAGTTTGCTTAGTGCAGACCATTCGTCATTCCTCCAGGGTGAGAACCTTCAGGTTAAGCTGTATGGATCGACTAACGGTATCCATGTTGACAACCCTAGCATACGCAATGCCTGCCGTGCCCTGGACAATCGCAACTGGAGACATCGTGATCGTCTGCGGTGCCGTTGTTGTAACAAGCTCCGCGTAATATTCAGATCCAGCCAGCGGCAGCGTTCCACCTGGCTGAGTCCTAGTATCTGCGGCCCTGGCAGCCGCTGAACCGTAAATACGAATCCAAGATGGCGTGGAAGATACAAATGACAGCAGATTGAAAACCTTGCCGGCCGAGATTATGAAGTCTTCACTTGCCGCAGCTGCAAGAGTGGCGGTCGTGCGGGAAACAGTGGTAGAGGCCGGTTTTGGCGGCGCCGTCCACGTACCATCAGCCCTCAGGAAGTTTGCAGTTCCGCCACCTGAAGCTGGAGCCAGTCCAGCATCGCTACTGGAAACAAGTGGTAGTGTTACATCCGTTCCCGTGCTGCTTTCCAGCAGGCGCGTCGAAGGCGTGTAGGAAAGATTTGTTGCTGATACTGGTGGGGCGGCCCATGTTCCATCAGCACGAAGAAAGCTGACGGTTCCACCTGGGGAGGTGGGCGTCAGACCCGCCGCAGAAGCTGAAAACAGCGGAAGTGTTACCGGTGTGCCGGTGCTGCTTTCAAGTAGCCGCGTCAGCGCCGTATAAGACAGGTTGGTCGGTGGCGCCTGCTGGGCTCCGGCCTGGATGCCATCGAGCTTGGCCTTGTCGGTCGCCGACATCGAGCCATCCGAGCTGGGCGTCGCCAGGGCGATGCTGAGGACCGGATCGGTGCCTCCGGTGGAGCTGAGTGGCAGCAGGGCGCTGACGCTGGAGACGCGCTGTGGAGGCTGCGCAGTGCCGCCTCCGGTGGAAGGCAGCGGATCCGGCAGGATCGGGGCAACCGATGAGCCGGTGGAGTTCGGCAGAAGTCTTGCAGCGAACTCAACAGATAGGTTTGATACACTTGCCCCACCTTCAACCCTGTTTAGCCTTGGCGGTGCATCTTCAATGAAGTACCAGAGCAGGCCAGGATATGCCGAGCAGTCAAGGAAAAGCTGTAGGTCGTCTCCCGCGCCACGGAAGAAGGCCTGCTTGAACTGGATCGGTGAAAGGCCGTTGGACTGATAGTGCAGCAGGTAGATCTGCGCACACATATCATTTGACAGGTTCCTGAACTCAACGGTCAACCTGCCGTCATATTGGCGGTTGCCAAACTTCCTTCTCGTTGAGACGCCACCAAGACTTGTATCGGACCCCACCGAAAAGCGTGGGGCCACAAAATCCATTGACGAGGGGATGATGTCAGGAAACTCGACGAAGCTCATTTGTTGATCACCCAGTTTCCGTTAGTGGCCAGCCCTCCCCAATTCTGGGACAGGAGAAGCCTTCCGTTTTCATTGGTTGGCGTCTCAATGGCATTTACTGTGAAGCCGCTGTTTTCAGCTGGGTCAATGTCAAGGATCCTGTAAGTCTTGTAGTCAGAGCCAGATTCCTTGATCATAAAGATCACGCCGGTAGGGGAAGCAGTGCCATCCTCCTCAACCGTCAATTCAACCTCAGTAATTTCGCTTTCAAGGATGCCATCCCACACGACCGCTTGATAGGTGCCAGGCTCAAGGTCAACAGTGGAGATCACTAAGCCATCATCCTTGATGATTCCGGTCTTGTATTCATTGTAGAACGTGACTTCAACTGGAACCTGCACGTAGTCGCCAGGCTTGATCGGAGCAAGCAGCGAATCTTGCGTCAGTTCCATCGTCACGCCATGAGTTGAAAGCCTGCGAACGCGAGCCTTCATCTTCAGGTAGTCAATCAGGTGCTTCTCGTTCGTGGCAAAATCTGACAGGTCGAAGGACTGAATCGGATCATCCTCCGACGACAACGCACCAGCTTCGCGAAGCAGAATCTCGCGCTCAACAGGAAAGATGCCTGGATTGGTGATGTTGCTGGCCTTTCTTTCTTCACGCCAGCGACCTGAAACCTTGACCGGACGGCGCGACTCCTCATCAACTGCCGAAAACGAGAAGGACCGCATTTGCAGTAGGCCAAATACCCCCTTGATCTCAACCGGTGCGTCCCAGTTGGTCGGGTCACCGTCAACATACGGGAACATCGGTCGTAGCACATATCTGCCATCAATTTCCATGAAGTACAGCAGGTGCTCCTCAGCCTTTTGCGCAATCCATTCCTTGATGTTTGTTGGCAGGTAAACCAGATCAGTGAAATACCGATTGGCGTAGCACCATTCAGCTGCTTCACGGAAGGAATCAATGTCAATCTGATCATCACTGACCTGATCACCGGTCCCATACACCGGATTGGTCAGCAGCTCAAGTGCAATGTCAGGGAGTAGGTGCGTAGCGCCACGGGTCATGTCATTTCGCAACCTGCGAGGCTCGGGACAGCCTGCATTGGCGTAGGCGGAAAACTGGCCCAGCTGCTGGAAGGTATTGCCGGGAAGCAGGTTCAGGCCACTGATCCCAAGATTGTCATACAGCGGCAGCGTTTCATTCTGGACGATTTCCGTAATTGACACGATCTCGTGCTCGGGTCCGCTTTCTGCTGTTGAGCTGACTTCCGAGAAGACAAAGGTTTCGGCCAGTGCTCCGAATTCATCAACAAACTGAACGCCATCGGTGTAGCCATATCCCAGGTTCCCGTAGCCTTGGTTTTGATCCTTGTGGACGGCGGGAAGTCTGAAGGGATCGTCATCGTCGTTGACGACGCCAATATCACTGCCGTCGCCCTCTTTACCATTGACAAATAGAACAACCGATTGATGGGTCTTCGTGATCTGGGTATCCGGTGATCGCCTTTTGTCGTCAATCAGAACGTAGGTGCCAGAAGCGTTGCCAGACCTGATCTCCCAGCCGGACAAGGGCTCAAACTCAACCTCCCACTGAGCTACGGTCGGGAACTGCAATCGAATCGTGTTGAACTGATTCTGCTGGTTGATACCACGAACACAATAGCACTCAGGAAACTCAATCCATTCATCTTCGCTGCCACTTTCTCTGACGCGAATCTTGAAGAACGAGTACCGCATCTGCGCGGTCGTGATCGTTCCAGACGTGTAGTTGAATTGCTTGAGGGTTGAGCCCTTGGAGATCGTGTCACCCCTGTAGTCCAAGCAGGCCTTGTTATCCGCCGCTCCATACGAAATGGTGTCCCTGAAGTTGCACAGATTGTTGATTCTGGTGCCAAGATTACTTCTGACAAGGATCTCGATCAGGCGTGTTGGTCTGGTGGTTGTAATCGTTGCAATCGAAAGCCTGAGCAGATGTGGAAAGTTTGTCGCGGTGTAGCGCTCGGTCTGTTCATTGGCGCTACGGCGAAGATCATTCAGCGTCGTCAGCTCGATCTCACCGGGCCTGACGACAGTGAACGTTGCCGTGATGCTCTGGCCTGGGCGGGGATCCTGAGAGCTGGGGTTCGTGAAGCCGGCCTCACTGGTGAACACCTCCCCTTCCGGGCTGCGTCCAGTGCAGACGACCAGTGCAGTGCCGAACTTGTAAAGAGCGCCAAGCCTGATCGCATCGTCCCACTGCTCCTGCTTCCCTGCAATGGCTGAAGCAATATCGGCAGCAGGTTCGCTATAAAGCTCACCTTTGTTCAGGTTTGCCTCAACGGTTCTGCGAGAGTCCTGAACGGATTCAACGATATATGTGACACTTGGCGGATCATAGTCCGCCGAAAATGTCTGATTAGTGAAGTCGGCGTTGTAGTTGGCTTGAACGTCAGTTTTCTGCTCAACCTTGACGCGATAGTAAGCCGATGGCTCCTCGTCTTCATCAACGGCACCATTGACGAAGTTAAGCTTGAACCTGGAATACAGCAGCGCCTTCTTCTGATCATTGTTCAGCGAGGAAGCGTCGTATTGCAGCTTAGTGCTCAGCTTGACCTGTGTTCCAGACGTTTCCGTGATCAGCACAACTGGACTGCCAGTCACCTGATCGTTAGCATCAAGCCACTGAATTCCGTCAATCAGTGCGCTCGCCTGCGTGCTACCAGAGAAGCCGGATGACGAAAAGCCGGTTGTTGACGAGGTGGATCCATATTCATTGACAGTCGTTCCACTGCCGCCAACTCGCTCAACTTCAACATCAACGTCCCATGCCTGAGAATTGAAGGCCTTGCTAAAGTCGGTTTCTACATCACTACTTTTGTCGAGAACATAGGTCAGCGTATTGCCAATAGCGCTGGCATCGCCAGAGATGAAACCTGAACGTGTTGAGAAAACCGCCCTAGTCTTGTCTCTTTGAGCGGCTGCAACGTCGTCAATCTGACAGACAACCTTCGCATCGCCATCATCACCCCTGGGGATCAGCTGCGCCTGATACTGCGCACGAATGATCGGATTGATTCGATAGGCAAGGTTATTGCCAATGGGCGAGTAAACACCGAAAGCGGCATTTGAGCTGGGCCGTGTAACAGAGCAGAAGTCACCAGCCCACTCCCTGTCAATGGATCTGACAGCGAAAACATCATCACCGCCAAAGTTTTCAGAATTTCCGGGGTCAAGATTGGCGAGTCTTCCCGCTACCCGATCTTCTGATTTGATGCGCCCACCATCAGGCCTGACATAGACGGAATAAGAGGATCCAAGCTCCGTGCCAGCGCCAAGATTGTAAGCGTTGAGAAGGTTGTTACCAAGGGCGAAGCCATTAGGATCAAGCTCTTGGATCCCACCATCCCCAACAAGGAAAATAGCCTTCAGCAGCTGCTGGCCGTTGACAGTTTGCAGCCTGCTCCACAGCAGTGGACAGTTGACGCGAATCCCGCCATACGTTTCGCCGTCAATTTCCTCTTTCAGTGCAAAAACCATTGGCATCGGCTGGCCAATAGATGCAGGCTCCTGCAAGGAATCGAATCCATCGCGAGGTGCATAGCGCCGTACATCACTGATCGTTCGCCCGAGCTTCTCGCTGCTCTGGATCCTCGCCGGGTTGACCTCACCAGGCCTGAAGAACTGGGCGATGATCGTCAGCCCCACCGAGATCGCCGAGGCAATCAGGGAGATGGTGGCCAGGGTCGCCACTTCGATGCCCGCCACAACGGCCGGCTGAGGCCCCTCTGCGGCCCTCCTGCTGGCCTCCGCATAGAAGCGCTTCACCTCCTCCGGCCGGATCCCCAGGATGCGACCCAGCCGGTAGTGCATCGGCAGGAGATGGGGCTTCATTGATGAAATCGACGGAAGTTGAACTGTGGAAGTCCAGGAGTTGTAAGCGGAAGCCAGACAACACCCTTTCTTGCGTGAATCATAACGACACCAAGATTGCCGTTATCTTCAACAACCGTGGAGATACCAAGCCTGGGGTGGCTGCGGGTCGGCCGGTTCCAGTGAAGTGCTACGCAACCAGCTTCAACAGCCTTGACAGGGGAGGTGAGGTTATTCCAGATTGTCTCCAGCGACTGCCAAAGTCCTGCTTCGGCCATTTTCAACCAGACTGGATTGAACTTCGGCCTATAAACGCCAGCCTCATCAAGCAAGGTGAAGCACAGGAGTAAACAGTCAGCACCCTTTCCATCTTTTGGATCAGCGCCAAACTCATGCTTCAAGCCAAGATAATGATGAAGACTCATACAGAGATGCTGCCGGTTGTTGGTAGTGCTCCCACAAGCGATTGCGAAAGCGGTCTACCACCAACT